TAGTTTACAGTGGTTTAGGTAGCTCTAAACTCATGTCAGTTGGATAATGAGTCAAGTCGGTCAGTTAAGACATCAAATCACCCTTCAAGGACAAGGCACTACTAGAGATAGTGGTGGTGGTATCAGTGCAGGTTTCTCAACTATTGCTTCTGTTTATGCTGATATAAAGCCTAAAAGTGGTAAAGAGGTATATGCACAAGGTAAGTTAGTAGGAAGCGTGTCTCACGAGATTACAGTGCGTTACAGGACTGATATTACTAACGCATCTAGAATAAGTTTTGATAGCAAATTGTTTAATATAAGAGCAATAATAAATGTTGATGAAAGGGACAGATTTTTAAAATTATTATGTGAACAAGGCGTAGCAACATGAGTGATGGCATTGATCTTAAAATAACAAACCTTAAAGCATTTAACAAAAAACTAAATAAAACTTTGCAAGATAACAAAGTGCATGCATATGTAGCAAAAGCAACAAGAGATGTTATGAATACTGCTAAAGAAAGCATAACAAAAGGTGGTACTGGTATTTCATATCAAAAATATAGCCCAAGAAGAACACATACAGCATCAGCACCCAATCAACCACCTGCAAGTGATACAGGTTTTTTAGTTAGTCAAATTACAATGGATGTAGATGTTAAAACTAATGGTACTGTTGTTGGTCAAGTAATATCAGCAGCACCATATTCAGCAGCATTAGAATTTGGAACAACACAAATGACTGAAAGACCTTTTATGCAACCTGCTCTTGAAAAAAATAGAAGAAAAATAGAGCAACTATTTAGAAAAGGCATACTTAAATGAGTATAGGTCAGTTTCAGTTACAAACCACGATCTATTCTGCGCTTAACGTATCTGCTATTACAAGCAATTTAGGTTGTGGTGTTTATGATGAGGTTTTAGAAAACGCAACATACCCTTTTATATCTTTAGGTGAAGAAACTGCAATAGACTACAGCACTAAAGATACAAATGGTGGTGAATACACTATCAATATACATATATGGTCGCAATATAAAGGCGCAAAGCAGACAAAAGAAATAATGGACAAGATACACGATTTATTGCATGATAGTAACTTAACAGTTAGTGGATTTAATCTAATTAATCTTAGATTTGAATTTAGTGACATAATGAGAGACCCAGATGGTGTTACTAGACATGGAGTCATGCGATTCCGAGCAATAATATTAGGAACAAACTAATTTATAGGAGAATATAAATGGCAGCACAAAAAGGGTTAGACGTAATAGTACAAATTATGCTAAGTGGTACACCAACTACTATTGCAGGCATGAGGTCAACATCTATTACACTTAATGATGAATCATTAGATGTTACAACTAAAGATGATCATGGTGTAAGAAGATTATTAGCAGGTGGTGGTGTAAATAGCATATCAATAAGTGGATCAGGTGTTTTTACTGACTCAGCAGGTGAAGTTGCAGTAAGATCAGCATTTGTAGCACAACAAAACACTACTAATGGTACTGCTGCAAATCAGACCGCAGCTTTTGGTTCTTACAAATTCACTATTCCAGAACTAGGAACATATACTGGTCCTTTTCAAGTTACTTCAATAGAATATGCAGGTGAATATAATGGTGAAGCTACTTACTCATTATCTTTTGAATCAGCAGGTTTTGTAACCTTCGCATAATGTTAAAGGAAGTTAAAGTAAAGATAGATGATGAAATAATATTAGGTATTACATACAAAGGCGTATTGCAGATACCTAATCTTTATGAAATTGGCGAAACTATTAATGTTGATGGTAAAGAAATAAAAGTATTAGCATCAACTGTTGATTACAGAGACAACGTATTAAAAATAAATCTTGCAAACGCAAGTAAATCTAAGGAGAAAAAGTCAGATGGCAAATCCACTAAAGGGTGAAATAGACCTTAAACTTGGCGAAAAAACTTATAAGTGCAGATTAACTATTGATGCATTAGTAAGAATAGAAGACGAATTAGATAAAGGCATTTTAGAATTAGCTACTGCCATTGCTGAAGCTAAAGTGCGTATTCGCACACTCATTGTTGTACTGCGTAACGCTTTAAGAGGTGGCGGTAATGACTTTGACGATAAAAAAATAGGTTCTATTATAGCTAGTGTAGGTATAGTAGTAGCATCAACAGAAGTAGCTAAACTCTTAGTTGCAACACTTTCAGACCAAGACTCAGACGAGCAAGATAAAAAAAAAGAACCAGTAGCGTGAACGCTGAACCAATACTATGGTCTGAGTTTTACAAGATATGTATTGGCATGATGAATATGCGCCCTGATGACTTTTGGAATATATCACCTAGAGAAATGTATTTAGCTCTTGCAGGATTTAAACAATTTAATGGTGGTGAAGAAAAAGAAACTCCAATGGATTCAACAAGACTTAAAGAGCTAATGGAGTTATATCCTGATGGCTAAAACAGTAGACGAGCTTGTAATTGAGATCAAAGCTGATACAAAGCAGCTTAAAAAAGAACTTAAACAAATAGAAGGAAAAATTAAAGTAACTGGTGCAGCAGGTGGTGCTGCATTTGGTAGTATGGCAGGTGGTTTAAGTAAAGTTAAAGGGGTCGCAGCAGGAGTAGTAGCAACTTTAGTAATCGTGGGCGCAACTATAACTAAAATAGCAAAAGTAGGCGCAGGATTTGAAGATTTAAAAGACTCATTAAACCAAGTATTCGGTAGTATAGAAGCAGGTGATGCTGCTATGCAAAAAATATTTACTTTTGCACAAACAACACCTTTTCAAATAGAAGATGCTACAAAAGCATTTATAGCTCTTAAATCAGCAGGCATAGAGCCTAGCATGGAGCAGTTGCAAACTTTTGCTGATACTGCATCTGTTTCTGTAGACCAATTGGGAACTTTTGAAGCACTTATTAGAATGGTACAAAGATCAGCTTCAGGCGGTATGGGTCTTGAAGAACTTAACATGATTTCTGATAAAGGTATTGATGTACTCGGTATCTTAAAAGATAAACTCAATTTAACTAAAGATGATATAGCTAAATTTGGTAAAACCGCAGAAGGTGCAGCGTCAATGGTTGCTGCATTGACTGAAGGTTTAAATGAAAAGTTTGGTGGTGCTATGGAAGCTAAAATGGATAACTTATCCACTAAGACTTCTAATATGGTTATTGCTTTTAAACAATTATCTGATGAAATTTATACAAGCGGCTTAGATGTAGTATTAAAAGGAATTGCAGATAGATTTACTGATATTGCAAATGCTATGTCAGCAGCTATTAGACTATCTAAAGGTGAAGCTACTTTAGATGATTTACTGTTAGGACATTTAGACCCTGAAGATCAACAAATGGCTTTAAAGCAAATGATTGATACAAGTAGAGCTGCTATAAACCAATATGAAACAGATGTTAAAGAAAATTCCAAAAAATTAGCTGAAGCAGCAAAAGAAGGCGTACAGACTTCTGCTTATATGACACCAATTGACACTATTGATTTAAAAGAAGAAGAAAATAAATTGGCAAGTTATTTAAGACTTTTAACAACTTTAAATAATGCAGATGAAGAAGCTCTACGAAAAAGTGCGGATAAGTTTAAAGCTGATGAAAAATTTAAACCTGATGATAAATTTATTAATTTTCTAGCACCATTAAAAACTTTAGCTAGTGCAGCAGCAGACCCTTTAGTTGAAATAAACGATCAAATAGCTATGTTACAAGAAGTTTTAGCATCAGATGACTTAGCTAAATTTGAAGAATTCTTTGGTTTATCAGAAGAAGAATTGCAGGGAGTTGTTACACATCTTGGTCTTGTGAAAGAAGAACTAGGAAAAACAAGTGAAGCAACTGATGAAATGGCACAGGTTCTTGAAAATGCTGTAGATACTTTTGCAAATAATTTTGTTGATGCCCTTATGGATGGGCAGAACGCAATGATTGCTTTTAGAGACTTAGTCGGTGATATGATTCAACAAGTGATAGCTGAGTTCTTAAAAATGCAAGTGATTAAACCAATGATGAACGCATTGTTAACTGCTGTAGGTTTACCAACTATGCCAACAGCTAGAGCAGGAGGTGGAACTGTACAAGGTGGACATGCTACTTTAGTAGGTGAACGTGGTCCTGAAATATTTGTGCCTAATACTGGTGGTACTGTAATGAATAACATGAATAGTAAAAACGCTATGGGTGGTGGTGGAACTACAGTTATAAATCAA